GCGTCAGCTTCGCACGCCCAGATCAACAGCCGGCCTTCCTGCCACTCGCCCGTCACCAACTCGTCTGGGTCGTATCCGCGTGCTGCCAACACCAGCTCGGCATGAATCGCTGCTTCGGTGTCATTGGCAAAATGGCCCAGATCCCAGCACTCGCCGCCGTCGGTGATATTGATCGTGTAGCACTTCATCGTCTCGCGTCCTATCTTCGAGTTAAGAGATTGAAAAACCGGAGCCCGCTCATCGGGGCTGGGGATCAGCCAGCCGCATCGGTCCACCTCAGCTGTCGATTCGTTCGACTGCCCCGGTCCGCAGATATTATCGGCAGCGTTAATCTCACGCAACAGCAAAGCCAAAATTTTTCAAATCCGCCTCAGCGGGGCGGAATCGGCCGAGTATCTCGCCGCTCGGTCTGCTGGATCTGCTGCAGCTCATCAGCCGTGAGGATGCGAGTCGCTCCGATGACGCGCCCGAGCTGGAGCTCCGCGCAGAGCTGCCGGACTCGGCTGTGAGATCGCCCGATCTGCCGTGCTGCGTCTGCTGTGGTGTAGATAGTGGTCGTGTCCATGCTTCTATATTATCGGCTGCGCAAGCCGTCCGCAATACCCTCACGCAAATACTGGGACGGCAGTCCGCCGCCGTAGGACGAGCGTGCCCTCAATCTCGGTCTGCGTGTCGTACTCGCTGCCTTGCTGCTTGCTGCTGACGATCTGCCAGACGTAATCGTCTGCGGGCCTGAGAGATGCACCGCCGTCCTCAATCTCGATCGCGATCGTGATCGTCTGGCTGGCTCCGGTCCCGGCCTGCGACAGACTCGCCACCGTGCCCGAAATTGCTCCGGCCGACTGCACTGGCCGAGCTGCTCCCCACGACAGATTGCCGACACCGATCCCATTCAGTCGGCTGTAGATCGCCCCGCCCACGTCCGTGATTGTGACGTCGAGCTGCGTCGAGCTGCGAACCCTGTAGTCGTCTCCGCAGTAGAGCGTAATTTCTCCACCTTGGCTGATCTGCGACGTGACTGTGACCGACGCGCCAGACAAGCTGGCCGCGATTGCCTCGACTGTGCCCTGCACTTCCAGCAGTGTCGTCTGGCTGGCGTCTCCTGAACCACCGCCGCCACCCGGAGCCAGCTCCAGAGCGTTGGCCGTGTACTGGTAGACGAGCCCATCGGCGACCAGCATCGTCGCCAGTCGGTCCGTTGTGGTCTTGATGGCCGTCTGATTGGTGAGTGTCGCCAGCCCGTTCTGCAGCTTCGTCACTGCACTGGCTGCGATCGCCGCGTCCGTCAACACGTCCGTTTGCATTGCGTGCACGTCTGCCGCGATATGACCACTGCCACCGCCAGTCACCTGAACCGTGCGTTGATTCGGGTTTGCGGCCAGCAACACCGAATCCAAATATCCCGCCCGCGTCGCTGTCCAGTTGCTCGCCAGTGCCGCGTTGTCGGTCCCTCGCATGTCGGTGTTGGTCGTGGTCGTATCAACCAGCACGACCCGCGAAACGTGCCCGCTCGCGTTGATCAGCAGGCTTCCGAAATTCGTGGGGAATGTCACTCCAGCAATGCTTCCGACAGATCCCACTACGTTGCCGCCCACGTTGCCTGTGACGCTCGCGACGGCCCCACCTGCAAAGGTGCTTCTGCTGCTGATCGTCGTGTCAATCCTGCCAAGTTCCGTCGCCAACTCTGTCCTCACGCCTGCTGCTGTGAGTGTGCTGCGTGTGGACGTTGCCACGTCGATCCTCGCAAGCTCCGTTGACAACTCTGTGCGAACTGCTGTGGCGTTTGCTGCTGATGTTGGTGGTGTCGTGTATCCGCTGGTCGCCAGTCGGCTGCTGACAGCCACGTCGATCCTCCCCAACTCGGTTGTAAGTTCCGTTCTGACTCCGGCAGCCGTCAGCGTCGAAATCGCACCAGCAAACGCCGAAATCGCACCCGTGGCCGTTGCCAGTCCGCCTGTCGTGTTGGTTGCGTTAAGCTGCAGTGCGTCGAACACTGACGCCAGCATGACCGTCCAATGATGCGTGGCCATGCCGTAGGACGTATTCACTGCATACAACACCAACCGGCCCACTGTGTCGGTATTTCCGGTAGTTAATGCAATGGAGTAATAACCATTGCCGATATGCGTAACGGTTGCCCCGCTCAGCGTGGCGTAGCTTCCGTTTTTACCAATGCCAAAATCGCCGACGACTCCGGTAGTAACTGCCGCTCCATTTGCGTCGAGCAACTGCCCAACAATGACTGACGCCGCTGTGGACTGTTTCAATAGCTTCATCGCTTAACACTCCGCTCCACAAATCAAACGCCGTCGCCTGTTGCCCTGTGCCGCCCTAAATACTCGCCGCTGTGCTCGCTGTGTCAGCAGACGGCCCAGTCCGCCGCGACCGAGTTGATAGAGTTGCCACATTTCAGGGGCTGTGATTGCTCGGCTCCACGTCCCCTGATCGTCGATGCTGCTGCCGTGTCCAGCGTTTGTATCTGCTGGCGCCCCTATTGACCAATTCCGGCCAGTCCCGATGCTGCCTGCTCGTGTGCCTGTCGCCTCAGCTTTTCCGTTTAGATACAGCGTGCACACTCCGCCAGATCGAATAAACCCGACATAAAACCACACGCCAGCAGAAACGGAACTGGTAGAAAAAAGCGACGCCCCGCTGCTGCAGTAGCCGAAAGCGAGTGAGTTATATCCGCCAATCTGCACGCCTGTCGTATTGCCAGATCCGTAGTTCCCAGCCGCGTGTAAGTCGAGTGCTGTTCCGCTGATCGTCGTCGGATTCACCCACGCCGTAATCGTGAAGTCGCCAGTTCCTGACAAAATCGCCGATCCGCAAACGGCTCTGTTGGCCGATGATCCGGCAAATTGTACAGACCACCCACCAGCGACAGCCGACCACGGATTGCCGCTGAAATTGTCGAGCGATGCGTGACGGCTCCTTCCGCTGCGGTCGAGCAGCGTATAACCGCTCGGACCCAGCGAAGGACACCACGCCCCGACCAGACCTGTGAGGATGTTCCGGCTCATTGTGCTTGTGGGTAAACCCCGGTTGCATAAAAGGCATGGTTTCCGGCAGTCGCGTTTAATGCGACCCCGGTATTATGCACGACGAACAGAACACACTTTTCCGGCATGGTTCCACCGAAGGCTTGCTTCAGGCTGACACCAGTGAACCAGTATGTTCGGTCGCTCGTGTTGTTCGTGGACAGAATTGCAATAGGCTTGCAGATTGCGTTTTTGATATCGCTGCTTGTGATCGTCTCGCTGCTCGTCGTGCCATCAAACACATCCGGCCAGTTCGCGCCGTCCCACGCCACAGCCCAAACCTCGATCTGCCGGGACGCTGTCGGGCTTGTGCCGGTCGTGATCTTGCCACTTAGCAGTCGGTCGTCGTAGCCCGTGCTGGTGTTGTTGATGATCGAGCTTTCCAGACCGGCAAGCAAATTTGTGTCACTGGCCAGACTTGCGACCGCTGCCGTGATCGTTTCCTGCGATGAATACTTTGTCAAAATATCGCTGGCTGGCATTATGCACCCCCTGCAATCGCTTTGCGTGCGTTGATAACGTAACCAATCCCGCACTCGCCGATGCCCTCGGCGTTGACCCAGGGGACCGTCTGCACCGCCAGTGCTGCTATCGCGTCGGCGTCTTCCTGCGTCAGCAGGTTATGCTGGATCAGGACTTGCGAGGATGCCGCCACCGCCGGATTCTGCAAGTCGATCGAATCGCCCGCATCGAGTAACGCCATCAGCGTTGCACATGCGTCATACGGTGGCTCTGGTGCTGCTGTGTTATCGCCGATGCGTTTGATCGCTGCCAGTCGTCCGCGACTTGCCAGCGTCAATCGGATCTGCTGCGCTTCCACCTTTGTGATCTGCTGCACCGTTTTCGCGTTGATCGCGCTGGCTGCGTCTTGGTCGCTGAGGCCCTGATACTCGGGCTTCTTTAATTCGTCGATCAGTGCCTGCTCGTTCATTCGCTCGCTGCCTGTTGTTGTGGTTGCCTCAGCGTGATCGCCGTCGTCTTCACCATCGTCGCCGCGTTCCGCAGCTGTCGGATGGTCTGCTGCACTGCAGCCGCCCCGATCCGCTGCTGCCTGTATTCCTCAGATTCGTTGGGCAGAACGAGCCAGCTGGCGGATGCCAGAGTCCCCGTCCTGCAGTGGTAGAGCTGATCCAGAAGGACGTCGAGCCGATCCACTATTTCGTCGAGCTCGATCGTCTTCTGGTCGATCGCGTCCGTCAATAAATGACACGGATCTTCCGCTTCCAAGTCGATCGAAGCGGAGCTGTCGGCCTGCTGGAGTGGTGACAGAATCTGACCGAACCAACTGAACAACCGCAGCATCACCCACCCCCTGAGCTTTTTTGACTTCCACCATCACCGCCAGCTGCTCATTCACGCGACAAGCATGAACCCCCCAGCAGCTTAGAACCGCTGGCGACAGTGCCAGCAGAGCCCGCGACAATACCCGACTGAATAGCGTTGGTGGCACCACGTTCCAGACCGCCACACCGGCAGCGAAACAACACCAGGATATGGAAAACGCTTGCCAGTATTCGCCGGTTAGATCAACCATGACAACCCCAGACAAACCGCGAGAACAACGATCGAGAGAGCGAGGGAGAGGACCACCCAAACCCACGCACCACCAGTGTAGTCCAAAAACGTCTGAGCAGTGTCTTCAGAGACTTCCGCCTCGAACCCCGGCGCGTCGATCTGGAGTCCTTTTCGTCGAGGACTGGACCGCTTCGGCTGTGGCTTCTGTGGCTGCTCATCGCTCATTCTTTGCACCGCTCACGGGCTGTCAATTCCAACCGTCGCCGATCCTACACCGGCGACGGGAAAACCCCAACCGGGAAAACGTGATTTGCAAGTATTACGGGCCTCCAATGCCCGTTCCAGGCGACGGGCTTCCGCCGCTGCTCAGGACGATCGTCAGCCGCGCATGCCGCAAATTCACCATCAGCTGAATCCGAGCATCGACGCCCGTAATGGCTGAGCCAGTGTCCTCCAGATACAGCTGGATCGGGCTGGTGGTCGCCCAGCTTGTTACGCCCTGCAGCTCCTGCACGATGCTTTTGACGTCCGCGCGCAGATAGCCGTCGCCATCTGTCACCACGTCCGTATAGGCTGTCGTCTTGGTCTTGCCCGTCAGATCGGACCAGTCCGTCAGCCCTGAAAACTGGCTCGTGGCGTACTCCAGCCCGTAGATTCTGATGGTCCGATCCGATCGCCGACAGATCCACGGAACCACCAGATAGGCACTGTTCACCGTGTCGCCGGATGCCAGCCCAGCCTCGACCGTCGACAAATAAGCGATCTCCTCGTAGGGATTCGCCCCACTTCTGGTCGTCTGGTCATCGTGCCCGATCTGCAGCTGGAGTAGCGGACCGCTGAACCCTGTGTCAGATCCGGCGTCTCCATACCACGCCGCTCCGCATGCGTTGATGTCCAGTCGTGCTCCGACGTCCCTGGCGTACTGAGCCGAAGCGCTGCCAGACGTACAGCGAAGATACAGCTGTTGCGACACCATTGGCGAGCCCATCTGGTATACGCCAGCCGCGATACTCACGCCCGCCGTCGTGCTGGCCGGGACCGCTGCCGACCAGACGAACTCGACCGAGCCCGATCCAGTAATCGCGAAAAACGGGTTATCCGGGTCGATCCAGTCGTCTGCCGTCCACCAATCGCTTGTCAGTGCCTGCGTTGGGAATGCCATGGCTGTCCTCAGTATGGAGTGACCGTAATCGTGTCCGGCAAGCTGCCCCAGCTGGTCGCCGTGTCCAGCGCCCGCAGCCACAAATACGGGATTTGATAGTAGTATTCACGCGACCCGATCAGCTTGAACGTCGTGGCCGCGTTGGGATTCCAGACACCGGGCCGCCACGCCTGCGAATTCTGCAGTAACAGATCGCCATAGTGGCTGTCAGTGTCTGGGACATACAGCCCGCTCATGTAGAAGCTGTTGCGGACCTCGATCAGCGGAATCTCACGAGCCCAGTCCATGGACAGATAGCCGCTGCCGCTGTTGTATGTCTGGTTGAAATAGCCTGTGGTCTGCTGGAATGTCCAGCCTGCTGTCGGCTCGCTTCGCAAATTGGACACTCCGGCCGGGCCGTTGTTGGAGAATGCGAACTCCCACCGGGCCGGCGTTGGCAGGTTGCTGTACAGATCCGCGCTGCCCAGCTCAACCGGCATGCCTCGACAGTCTGGCATGCACCACGCGACGGATCGCGTCGGCGTGCCCCTGAATGATCCGGGGCCGGGACTTACTCCGAGATGCTCGATGTCCAGCCAGAGCCACAAGTCGAACTCGATCACCTTGTCAGCCGCTGCGTTATTGGCAACCGCCAGTGCCTGTGCAAGTGGTCCACAAAACGGAACTTGGCCGTACGTTACGTTGCCCGGTGTTCCGGTCTGAATGTTAAGTGTGTTGTTTGGAACGATGCCTGTCTGATCCACGCCGTCGATCCACAGCCGCATATGCCGAACATAAGATCGGACCGTATACTGCCGGCCATTGGCTATGGCGATCTCCTCCGGGAATGGCCCCTGCAGTACCGAAGGGCACGTCATCGCCGCCGTTGGCAACCGTGCCGAAGTGATCGTCATCGGATGCAATCGTGACCCGCTTTTGACGGTCCGATTGTCCGGCACCGCCAGCCCGAAACCCTGCTGGATTTCGTCGACATAGCTCATCCTGAAGCTGGTCGCCTGCGTTCTGTTATACCGGATCTTGTAATTCTGGCCGAATTGCGGACCGATCGGCGTGTCGACCCGGAACCGCATAGGCTTCATTCGTAGCTGCCACTTCGCCGGCGTGCTGTTTGGGCCATTTGTCGGCCCCGTGCCTGCCGTGTCCGGCGTTGAACTCAGGACAAACGGAGCGTAATAGCCGCTGAACGCTCCGCCTGTGTTGGCCTCCAGCCAGTTCTGTGGGTAGCTCTGGCCGAGAACCCAGTCCGTATTCTCCGCAGCTGCCCCGCTCATCTCGCCCGCGATCGGACCCACCAGCCGCGCGAAGCGTTGGATGCCGTATACCACCTGTGGCTGCCCGTTGCTAGTCCGAACAAAACAGAGACCGTGCTGCCCGCACTGCTCCGGGAATACGATCGTATTGGCTGCGACCTTGCCCTCTCCGACGTGTCGCACCTTCACCCGCTGCTTTGTGTTGGCCCCTGTGTCCGTGATTATGGCCGCGTCATGCTGCGCGTAATTGCCCGCCGGGATTTCTGTCAGGATCTGCACCGCCAACCGCCCAGGCAGTCGCTGCCGTGATGCTCGTGATCCAGCCTGCGGGGCCAGCTGCTGCAGTAGCCCGCCCAGCTTGGCCGCCTTGTCCCGCGTCATCTCGACCCGCTGGCGCGTCATGTCTCCACCACCACCCAGCCATAACGGCTCACGCGCTTGGCGATCCTTCGGCCCGTCGTGCTGACTGCCAGACCAGTGAGAGATCGGACCGCGATCTGCTGTTTCGTGTTGGTCCAGCTCTCACCGTCGAGCCGCATAATGTCGGCCTGCACCGTGGCGACAGATCCCGCCGGGATGGCTGCCGTCAGCTGCACCACGAGAGCGTCATCAAATCGGCCTTCTGAGACCACGCCAGCTCCGAGATCCGTCTCTCCTGTGGATCGGATCAGCTGGCCGATGGCCGCCGCTTGGTCTCTGGTCGCCAGTATTGGATGGAGATCAGCCACCGGGACCCCCTCAAGGCTGATTGTTCGGAAGTGGTACGGAAGACCAGTCGGCCAAATCTTCGAGGACGAACTGGTTCACGATCACGCCGGACAGATACACCGCCTTACCGCTGACTGTGCTCGATGCCTTGACCGCCAGTGTCGCCGAGCTGCTGCTCGCCACCGCCGTGATCTGAGCGTCGAGCCAGTGCCCTTTCGGGCCTGCGTCCTTGACCCGCACCAATGCCCCGACATGGCTTGTCGTGCTGAAGCTGCCTGTGGCCAGTGTCAGCGTAGCGCTGCCCGCTGTCATTCCGCCCGTTCCCAACTGCGTCGTCGCAAGCGTCGGCACCTTGGTCGCTTGGCCATTGGCGTCGAGCCAAATGTCCCCCGCGAGCTGCATCTGCTCTGCGGACTGGATCGGCCGCTTAATGACCTGCCTGTCGGTCGTCGGCGTCTTGCCGTCATAGGTGGCCTTGGTGACGTCCACCCATGCCGCCGTGGCCCCGGCCCGTGTCTGGTAAATCAGCTCGTTAGCTCCCTTGTTTGGGAGCAGAATGAACCAGCCCATCGGATTGATCTCGATGGTATATGTCACCGGGTAATAAAGCGATCCCGCCGGATCTCGCTCTGGCTCGTCTGGCAGTTCCACGTCCTTGAGCAGACATGTCCCCGCCGGGTAGCTTTCGCCCAGAATCGTGACCGCCGCGTCGTTGATCGTGTCTGCCAGCTGGAACAGCCACGTTGGGATGGTCGTGCTGTTGTAGGTCACATTCACGGTCCGCGTCCGGACTTTGCGCGTCAGGCCCTCATACAAATCGCCGGCCGTGTTCACCAATGGATAACCGCGACTGTCGTAGAACGCCGGGACCGCGATCGAGCTGGATCGCATCCCGCCCTTTACTCGCTGGCTCGCGTATGGCTGATCCTCGCGGGTCGTGATCTTTGTGCTGTAGCTGATGTCCAGCAGCCAGCGCGTGAGAACCTCGTCGTCCTGCTTGGCCGCCCGGTTCACGACGATCGCCGAAGTCTTTTCGGGATGACTTGCCCCCTTGGCCGGAATGCCAGCCGCTGTGACTACAGTTGTGATCGTGTCCGTCTCGCTGGTGGTTGTGACCTCCCAAACGTCCGTCACGTTCTCCGTGCCGTCCTCATCCTGCGACCACTGGCCGCGTCTGTAAAGCTTCGCTGTTGCGCTCATACCGCCCACCCGATCATGCCGTCAGCTGTCAATTTCACCAATCGCCGCTGCAGGTCCCGATTTTCTTTTAGTACGCTCAGCTGCTGCTGGCTGAGCGTGCCCTGCTGGTTGATGATTGACGTAAGGACCCCAGCACCCGCACTGGTCCGGATGTCCTGAGCTGGCCCTGCCTGCTGGACCGCCTTGTCCACTCGCGTGGCGATGTCGCCAGTTTTCATCGACCGGATCAGCTCATCGAACTTGCCCGTCGCTGTGTCTGCCACATTGGGCTGGTTCGCTGCCGTGGCTGCTGCTGAGCTGGCTTTAGCAACCGATGCCGACCACGCCATTTTGGCGCTATCAAGATCGGACTGAGCCTTGTCGAGCTGCCTCGCGTATTCGTCAGCTCGCCGTTGCTGTTCGCGCTGCGTGGCCGCGCGAACCTCTGCGATCTGCTCAGCTGTGGCGACGTCCGATGCCGCAAGCGCTGCGTCCGCCTGCGCCGTCGCTTTGTCGGTTGCTGCTTTGGTGGTTTCCTGCAGCGTTTTTTGCACCTCATCAGCATTGTCGATAATGCCGAGAATCTGCATGTCTGCGACTACCCAGCTGCTCAGCCATGACTGAAACTCAGTCCATGCGTTTTTGATCGACGTGATAGCACTGACAAAAATATTGACGATCGTGTTCTTGAACTCAAACCACTTCACAGCCACAGCCCCAGTGGCCTCATCAAACACGTCGAGGAATCCGTTCTTCCATGCGTACCACTGGTCCGTGATCGCCGCGATGCCAGTCGTCCATGCCACGTTAAGAGATGCCCAGAACACGTCTGCAGCCGCCCCAATGTCGTTGGCTGTCAGAGCTGCGAAGATCGACCCGAAGGTATCCGTCACCGCTGTGGCCAGCCCCTCAAATGGCGTAACCAGTTCCGTCATCGCCTGATAGACGCCGCCCGCAGCTGAGACCAAAGCAGTCCCCAGAGCGTTGGCCAAATTCATGACAGCCGGCCATGCCGCTGCGAACAGATCCATGGCCTGCGTAATGTACGGGATCACCGCCACCGCAATCACGTTGCCGGCATTCCGGAGCGTGGCCAGCAGTCGCTGCCAGCTGTCATCGAATGCCGCTGCTGCCTTGGCCTGTGGGCCTGTGATCGTCATCCCGAGCTGATCGGCTTCAGCCATGAGATGCGCGATGCCATTGGCTCCGTCAGCCATCATTGGGACCAGATCGGCACCCGACTTGCCCAGCAGATCCATGGCGATCGATGCCTGTGCAGCCGGATCTTCGATCTTACTGATTCCCTCAGCCACCGCAAGGAATCTGTCCTCGACTGACATGCTCATCAGCTGGCTGGCTGACAATCCGACCGACTCCAGTGCAGCCGCTGCAGACTTGCTGCCACCCGCCGCCTGTGTCGTGACGTCGCCGAGCTTCCGCATGCCCTTTTCGACGGCCTCCAAATTGCTGCCTGATTGCTCCGCAGCATACCGCAGCTGACTCAGGGCCTCCGTGCTCGCTCCGGTCCGATCTGCGACGTCCTGCAGCCCTGCACCCGCGTCCACAAATCGCCAGACCGAAGCTGCTGCTGCCGTAAACCCACTGGCCACCAGACCGACACCGGAAGCGATAGCAGCACCACCGACTGCCATGCCGACCTTGCCGATACCGCTCATGGCTGCGCCGACAGTGCTCCGCAGCCCGAGCAGTGTCTTTTTCAGCTGGCTGTCGTCGGCGAAGATCCGAACGAACGCTCTGGCCGCTTCGATCGCTGAACTACTTGCCATTCAAAATCTCCGGTCCGTAACAGTCCAACCATTGCACCTCACCGGGAGCGAACTGGGCCAGATGGCTGGCAAGGACTTCCCGCCCATTCGGTCGCCTCGTCGGCTGCTGGTGGCGAGGGTGAAAGTCCTGCCAGCTCCACACCCGATCCGATGTCTTGGTTCGCTGCACGTTGTAGAGTCCGGCGATGATCTCACAGCTTCTCCGTGTGTCGTAGTCCTGCATCGCATCATATCGCCACAGCAGCTCTCGCAGTGACCACTGGAGATGGTCGCCGGGACACACCGCCGCAATCCTGATCAGCCACTCATCGGGACCGCTGCAGACGATCCCGCCGAGCTGGTAGGCCACCCACGAACCGCTTCCAGTAGCTGCCCCTCGATCACGTTTGTCGCCGCCTGCTGTGCTGCCCGCGTCCGCTCCAGCAGCTCCAGCATGGGAGCCCTGAGTGGACTGCGGGCCGGGAAAAAATCCGCGATAGCCTCCAGCAGCGCCGCCGATGCGTCCTCGTGCGTCGTGCCGTCAGCAACCGCCATCAGCTCCTCTGGCGTCCGGCCCTCGATCTGACCTAGCAGAGCCCAGATGAGATCGTCGTCCTCAGCCAGTGCCTTGAGGAATGCGTCCAGCCGGTCCGGCTTGTGGGCCAGCTCCAGCAGATCCCATTCCGTGGCGTCGATGATCGGCCGCCTGTGTGCCAGTGTGATCCGTAGCGTGTGGATCTGCCCGGCTGTGTCACGATACTGCGCCATCTCCTGCTGCCCCCTGTTGTGGTGTTGATGATGGCGTGGCAGTTCCCCCTACCACTGCGATCACCGTGAGCTTGACCGTAGCCGTCGTTCCGTCGGCCGCGATTACTTGAACCTCGTCGACTTGCCCCAATGCTGGACCGCTCATCTCATTCCCCCTCAGCTCGAAACCGTTGAGTAGTTGCTGGCGTAGCTGTTGTCAGCTGCCTTGGCGACTTCGATCGCCACCTTTACCGTGTCGTTGTCTGGTCGTGTTTCGTTCCACGACTTGATGCGTCCCTCGATCCGGAACACCACCTGCCCCACGTCCGTCACCGTACCGCTCGCCAATGCGTAGTGGTGGACTGTGTTGTTCGTGTATGCTGCCCGCATGGCCGCGTAGGTCGTGCCCGGAGTGCCGCGCTTGAACAGCATATTGGCCGTGAAAGAATACTTCGGCTTGCCTGTGTGCTCGCTGATCTCGGAGTCGCCACGGCAGTTGCTTTCGACTGCTCGGCGTTCGCTCGCGATGGCGTCGTCGATCACCACTGGAATCTCTGTCAGTGTGCCTGACCCGCCCAGCGTTGCTGAGTAGTACAGTTTGCAATCGTCACCCAAAACTGAACCGTCTGCTGCGTTTGGCATTGCCTCACCTTATGTAGCGTTTGAGATAGGATGGAATTCGTGGAACTACCGCCGCGAGTGCTGGAGACATAAACGGATGGCTCTGCTCCAACTGCTCCACTGACGTCGGGCCTGTGAACCGCTTCGCCAGTTTTTTCGATGGCTTAAACACCAGTGGACCAGCCACCACTGAATCGCCGTTGTTATCTAGTGCGTAGTAAATCAGCTCGCGTAGCGGGCTGGGCTTCATATGTAGCACTGGGATCTCGCCCGGCTTCGACGTCACCTCTGGCCGTCGTGGCCGCTGTGTTGTTCTGCCTGCTTCAAAATCACGCTTCCATGCTGCGTAACCTCGCGCCTCGATCGGCGTCATCTCGCTGGCCGGCTTCTGTTTTGCCCTGCGTAGGCTCCGCTTCGCCGTCTTGCGAATGGCACCGCCCGCGATGTTGAATGTCTGCCGCTGCAGCTCCGTCAGCCGAACCGCCAACCGCTTCGGCTTGCCGTTCTTGTCCTGAACGAAATCCAGCTTCAGCTGCGTCGCAAATTTGACACCATACTGGCTCATGCCCGATTCCCCACACTGACCGCCCAGACGCCCTCGATCACTCCGGAAAATACCTCGTGCTGATCCAGCAGCTCCGCGTCGCATGGGCTCGTGACGGAGACCGTCCGCCGCCGTGCTGCGATGTTGCCGCTGAGCGTGATTGCCTTGAACGTCGAGGACGTCCGCAGATAATCACACAGCGCCTCCAGAAAATCCTCGTAAGTGTCGGATGCCGTGTTGGCCTCACCCGTGCACCGAACCAGCAGCACAATCCCGATCGTGATGTCCTCGCTGACGTCGGCCCGATTGCTCGTGTCCTCGGTCCTCGGACAAATCACCGCGATCTCTCCGGCGTTGTCGTTGAGATCGTCGAGGATCACCGACACGGATCGCCGCCGGCTGACTGTGATGTTGGCCGGCAAGCTGCCCCATGCTCCGATGCTGGTGGCGAGTGAAGCCGCCAGCGTCCTGATCCGGCTCGCCATCAGTCTCGCTCCTTCGTGTGGATGCGAACATACCGGCGTTCCGGATCGTGATACTGCCACAGCTGCTGAGTCGCCCCAAACGGCATGACGCGGAACGTGATGCCGTCGGCTGTGATCGTGTCCCCTCGCTGCGGAAGGACTGCCGAGCCACCGATCAGCAGATCGGCAGCCAGACAGATCCAGTCCGTTGAGCGATCGGACGCCCTCACCCCCTGATAAACTTCGGCCCGCTCCCATGTCGACTGGCCGCGGACGGCCGTCAGTGTGCAGCTGCTGGCGGATCGCGCGAACGTGATCGACTCACCACGCACCACGAATGATGCCTGTTGAGCTGCTCGCTGTGCTGCCTGAATAGCCGTCACCATGGGAAGACCTTAAAAACACCCGCCGCCCCAGGGGGCCGGAGCGACGGGAGCCCGGAGGAAACTTTCATCAGGTCAACAGCGTTTCCGTGTCGATGATGCTGTCGGTAACGATCAGAGGCACGCCGTCGAAGTCGACCGGATTCGGGGCCGGCGATCCGGTCGGGCTGTAAGTCGTGCGAGACTTCCGCAGCTGCTTCCGGCTGCGTCGGCTCATGCAAATCATTGTCGGCTGCATGCTGGACGGGAACAGCGCCATGGCGTCCTCCAGCAGTGCGTCGGTGAGACCCTTGCCGCTGTCGGCCGTCAGGTTTGCAATGCGGACAATAGCGTACTTGCTGCCGACCTGAACGCCCAGATGGCCGCCAGCATCGCGAACCATGGCAACCATGGATTTCGAGTTGGCGCCGAGGACCAAGCTTTCGAACGTCTGGCCAATGGTGAAATTGATGTTCGGCGACGTAATTGACGGATCACCGGCACCAACCAGAGCAAAGCCAGCATCGTCTGGCGTGCTGGCGATCAGGAAAACCGATGAGCCAGTGGCAGCAGTCGTCCCGCCAGCGTTTACCACCTGCGCATCTGATGAATTGTTGTAGTTGCTGTCGTTGGCGATGCCGCTGAAGCCGCTTGCGTCGCCGTGAACAGTGCCATACCAGATCTGCTTTTCGAGCGTGAACAGTGCCTGTCGCAACTGGCGAGCCGTGCGACGATCCATCCACGCCTCAGCGCCGCCCTTGTAGGCTTTGCACTCGGCAGAGTCCTCGATCACCTTGGCGTCGAGATATTTCAACGTGACCGTGGTCTGCGTGCTGCTTCCGGCAGTGTAGTCCGCACCGTCATTCACAGCACGGAACCCAACCACTGGGGCGCCGGTCTCAATGTTGTACTTGTGCAGCGTTCCGTTGCTGCTCTGCATTGCGTACATTGCAGACAGTGCCGGGGCACCGTTGAGAATGTTGGTGATCTCTGCAGGATTGACGTCGAGCGAGTTGAACAGAATCAACTCAGCCAGAGTGGTAAGCGTGTCGGCCATAGTTCAAAACTCCTCAGTGCTTGCGTGCGTTGAATGCGTCGGACAGAGACCGGCGACCGTTCGCCGGCGTGTTGATCGGAGTGGTCTCACCTTTTACCAGCTCGGCCATGCTGGCCATGCTGTTCTTCATGCTGGCCAGCTCGGCCCGCAGATCCTGAATCGTGCCCTGCAGTGTTTCGAGATGTTTGGCTTGTGCGTCTGAAAACGACAGACCGTCGCGAAACATGCGAGCGCCTTCGAGATCGCCAAATGCCGTCATGTAAGCCCCGAGATCGGGACCAGTTACCGTTTCCACCGTAGCCACCACCGGCGGGAGCTCCACCGCTGCAGCTGGTGCATCTGCTGCCGCTGTCGGCTGCAAAGTCTGCTTGCCCATACTTTCACCCTTCTGTGCTCGGATCGCTGCAAGAACGTCGTCCATGCTGCCGATCTGATCCACCAGCCCCAGCCCAACCGCGTCCGCCGCTGACCACCAGCGACCATCTGCCACGGCTAACACTGATTCCTCGGACATGCTGCGACCACTTGCCACGTCGGCAAGAAATCGAGCATTCCATTCGTTTACCTTGCTCTGCAGAAACGCCTCTTGATCTGCAGTGATCGCTTCACCCGCTGCACCCACGCCCTTAAATGGGCCGGTTGTCAGCAGCACTGATCTAATTCCCGCATCGGCGTAGGCTTTGGACACGTCCAGCATCTGCCAGTAGGTCCCTATGGAACCGATTTCAGAATCGGAACTCGCCCAGATACTGCCGGCCTGCGATGCGATCCGATAGGCTGCAGACAGACCGCCGCCCACGATGCTCGCGACGACCAGCGTTTTCTGGGCCAGCTCGTTCACCGCTTCGACCACTGGCGTCAACCCGTCGACCATTCCGCCTGGGCTGTCGATCTTAAGGACTACAGCCGCCGGTGGGAGCTCGATCAGCTCGCTGAGTCCCTCCATAATGCTCGCGTAGTTGCTGCACCATGGCGACTGCTTGCCCTTGCACAGCGGGCCAACAATGGAGACGATCGCAATCCCGTCCTCTGTGTAGCTGACCGGCGTCGAATCCTGAAACCCGAGCATTTCCGCCCAAATATCGTAAAGCCGATCGTCGACCTTATCGGGGCTCATATCTTGCCGGATGCCGGACCGCTGCAACCATCTGGCCTCATAAGCTCGCAGCCATCGGCTGTCTACTTGCCAAAATCTGTTCACGTTGCCGCCTCCAATCGGACCATAGCCGAGTTGCTCCACTGTTGCAGGAATCCCATACTCGCGAGCTCGTCCCGCTCTTTCTGGATCTCTGCCACGTTGTCCAAGTAGTCCCCGAATCCCCGCTCGTCGCACACGTCTTGCATGGACTGCAGCCCAGCTGCCACACACCGCAGAGAAACGTCGAGCTCCTCTTGGGGTTTCCAAAATGCGATGCCGCGTGGCACCCACTTGAATTGCAAGTCTGCTGCCGTCAGTGATCCCGGCAGAGCCAGCTCACCGGTTCCCCCAAACTCGACCGGCAGCGTCCACTTCAGGAGCAGCCAGCGTGTGAGCTTTCTATGAAGCCGTTCCTGCGTCTTGCGTCGAGCGTGGCAAGACCGCTCAAAGAGCGTCCATGCTCCCCGAGCTCCTGAGTAGTTGGTGATGTCTTCGAACAGAAACGTAGCCGGCAGATCCAGACACTTGAGCGCGATCTGCATACAGAGCTTGAGGAAATCCTGCGTGTTGGTGGCGGGATTCTGCGACTGGATCGGCTTCACATCCTCGCCCGCGTCGAGATCGAACACGGCCGGGCCCTGGCCAAAGTCGACCACCCGAGCCGATGCGTCTTGAGATCCCTCGGCGTCGTTGTCGCTATCGAACGCCTCAGCGTCTGGCTGGCGACTGAACGCGATGCCGAACAGTTGATCCAACTTTACCTTTGCCCGCATGTGGTCGAACGTCTCATCCAGATCGCGGAACTCATTCAAGGCCGCCACAATCGGCGACTGTGGCCTGATCTGATTCGGCCTGCCCTCATATTGGCAATGCTGCCAGACGGCTCCCTGCCGGACCGTGCGATAGGTCTGCTGCTCTGAAACTGGATCGTTTTCCGCGAAGGACCACGCAACCACGCGGCCGCTCTTGAGCTTGGCCCCGTTGATCCACTTGTCCTGATCGGTGAGCCTGCCCTGCGGGTTTCGGCAGAATGCGCCCTCGATTATCTGCAGTGTCCAGTCGGACTGTTTCACAAAAAAACAGTCGCCGGCCAGCAGCTTCTGGGCTTCCGCGACCCGTCGCATATCGTCCCAATCCATCCGCCCGAAGACGTCGATGCCCTCGGGCTCCGTGTCTCGGGCCATCAACTGCTTGATCGCCCTGTCCAGACCGCGATCCCCGGTCCGTGGCTGGAAGTCGTACAAACAGCAGTAATCCAGCGTGCGACGGATTGCCCAGCTGAGCAGTCCCATATTCCGCCAGACGTCCAGAGCGTTGGCTGCCAGAGCTTCGCGCTTGCGATCCGTGAGGAGATGGTCCTCAAGTCGGACCCGTGCTGTCGTGCTCCGGCGTCGATTGCCGGGATTCAAAGCCTGATATGTGGAGTCCTGTGGCGCAATTGTGCTCACCGGATCACCTCCGGCTCATCACGACGTTGACCACTCGCGACCGGCGTGGCTTCGCTCCGGTCTCCTGCTCCAGTCGCTGCAGCTCACGCCGCACCGATTCCAGATCAAAGCTGGTGGACGCGCCGTCGCGACTGTCGGACGTGACTCCGCTTTCCAGCAGCTCCCGCAGTCGTGCGATCTTTTGGGCTTTTGTTTCGCTCATGCCCGCAGTCTGCGGGGCTTATTCCTTGCTGTCAACGTCCGATACTTGTGCTTCCGATTTTACTTCGCAAACATACGAACGATCCACGCGATGCTGCCCGCAGTTGGCGCAGCTTGTTCGGCGAAGGATCACGGCTGTGTATGGCCTGCCCTCCGGGTTTATTCCCTCGCCGTCGATTCGTGCTGGCCTGTCTAGGTAAGCTGTCCGCTCCGTGCTTTGGCACACTGGGCATTGGCTTACCCGCACATCCACGACAACTCTGTCGCGAATTTTAGACCCCAATGGCCTTCCGCCTGTTTTTCGTCCCGTGCTCACAACTTCACCTCCGTCCTTCGTTTCACCCGCCGCTGCCGTTTCTTCTCAGTGGCTTCGCTGACCTCCGGCACATTGCACCCAAGAACTGAGCCGAGGACCAGGCATGCCACCGAAGCGTCAAACCAGTGATTCTCATTGCCCGGTCTGAGTCGCCACTCCATCACCGTCCGGCCCCTGCCCTCGGTCTGGACTGCGTACTCGCTTGCCAGATGCTCCGAGTAGAGTCGGTGAAGTCCGTCGTACAATGTCACCGCTCCGGGATTGCCGATCCGGCACGCCAGCTGGTCGTGGAATGCTGTCTTCCAGTAGTTCACGTCCGCGATCAGATTGCGGATCTCGTTGGCCGTCTTGCGTTTCACCAAAGCCCAGCCCAACCCGACCCGCGTGCCCGGATCGAATTTTCGCTCGGCGATGGGCTTGTCCGCCGCTCTGTAGCTCTGCCCCATGTACGCCACCAGCTGCTTCGCGTGCGGGCTGCGGGCCATGGCAGTCTTAACCACATCCGTCTTCCATCTTGCGTCGAATCCCACGAGCTCCGGCGATAGATGGCCGCCATCTTCGGATCGCCAGGCCTGGTCGAACAGCCACCCGCAGAAGTCCGTGATACCCTTACTCAGTGCTCCCATGTCGCCGTCTGATGGGTAGCGATGCTGCAATTTCCGGCGGGCCTCTTTCAATGAAAAGTAGACGTCATCCTGTTCCGGGAAAGTCCCGTATCTCAGGACGTGCATCGAACCGTTATCAGACACAGCTGCGACCGTGTAATAGAGCAGCGTCTGCTGGACGTCTGCATGGGCCACGATGCGATGGTAGCCCTTCGGGGCGACACCTCGGGGAAGTCGGATGCACCTGCTATCTGCGATGTCGCTCGCTGTCAGCCACGATCGGCTTTCGTTTTCGTCCTTCTGGGGTTCGTTTTGGAGCTCGCTGAAGAATCCGCTTCGGCTGCGGTAATACCACTCCATCCCATGCTGAAGCGCTGAGACCTCGCCAGATGTCACGCTGAACCGAGCCGGCCACGCCACCTCAGATCCGGCGTCCATCTCCGCTCGATGTCGCTGGTAGAATGCCGTGGCCTTTCGAATGTCGCCGTGTGCTCTGAGCGACTGGCTGCGGATGTCCGCATATTGCGCCCAGAGTCTCATCGCGTCATCTGTGGGCATGGTCCGAACGAATCGCCGGCGGATGCCACACCAGTCGGGATTGAGCTCAGGATTTAGGAGCCGATCCGCCGCGTCGTCTGCTCGAATGACCGTACACGTCACCAGCGCGCAGAATGGCGTGTCTGGTCCACGCATGCCAGCCAGATCGTTCTGAATGACCTCCGTGCGTGCGTGGCACTGTAGCGGACTCATCGCGGACTCCCGCGTCTGGAAGTCGTCGCACAGCAGCATCGACGGCCGGATCACCCGACCGTCTGGCAGCGTATGAAGCGCGCCGCGGACGGCCTCCATGAGACCCGCAGCTGACACAATGGCCCCCGTCCCCGGATGGTCTTCCAGCGTGCCGAGGACCAGCGTCTTCGTGCTGGTCTGGATGCCTGTGTTCTTGCCCTTGTACGTCTGGCCCTTGGCCTTTAACGCGATCCCCTCCAGCTTGCGGATCGGGTAAGTCACTTCGGGCCAGAGATCGTGCAACACGTCGTTAAACTGCAGCTCCGTGAGGATGTCCCTGAGCAGCTTCTCCGCCTTGGCCGAGTTGGCCGCCGCGATGACCGAGAACGCATGCAACCGGCGGACGATCGCCCAGATCATGGACCGCATGATAATCGTAGACTTGCCCGTCCCGCGTGGCATCCCAACGGCCCTGAACCCACCACGCTCGATCACCTGCTGCAGCTGCTGAATCAGGACGAGATGGTCGTCACACCATCCCAGGCTGAACGCTCGCGGGAAACATGTCTCCAGAAACGTCCGCAGATCCCGCTCGCAAGCTGCCCGAGCGTCTGCGTCCATCACTGCGGGGATCTCGCCGATGTCGCGACCACTGGCCGAGATCTCACGCGACCGCAGGGCCGCCGCCTGCTTCTTCCGCTCGTACTGCTCGATCGCGTTCCGGTCAGTCTTAGGTCCGCGTTTGTTGCCGGGCTTTTTTGCTGCCATGGTGGCTGTCATTGTAACGGGCGCCACTTTTCGACGTTTAATGCCCTGCCCTGCAGCCGGGCTTGAAAGCTGGCGAACCACTGCGCCCGCTTGTTGTCGTAGTAGCCCTGAACGTACCGCTTGCCATTGCCGCCGACCAGCAAGACCTCGACCCGTTTGGTCGTGTATGGCGGATCGGATGCTGGCCGCCAGTCGCTTGGATCTCGGAGCGTCATGGCTGCTGCTCCAGTGCTGCCCGAACCTGTGCCACAGTGGCGCCACCCTGCCAGCGTGCGACCGGCATTTTGTCTGACCGCCTCACCAGCCACACCGTTGGGATCTTGGCGACCCCTTGGACTGTTTGCTTCTTGCCGTCCACCGTGACCACCCGAGCTCGCCACCATTCGGGATTCTTGTCCATGTCCGTCTCGATCACGTCGAACTGCTGCTTCAATGCCGGCAGCGTCCGGGCTTTGTAAGCTTGGCATGGCTGACACCACTGAGCCGTGAACAGAACAAGATAGTAGGGGCTCACCGCGTCGGCCTCCTTAAAGTCTGCGGGCTGTGATGTCGCCTGCTTGCTCACTTTAAACTGCCAATCGTCGCCGGCCAGCATGGCCAGCAGGACCAGAGCTGTCGCCCTCATTGCAAGCTCCCTGCAGCTGGACAAACGGCGTCATCGAATTTGGCCCGTGAGCCTCTGAGGATGCCGTATCCGTTCTGTCCCCAGCTCGGCCCCCAGCTGTTGCGGATTCGCCAGCAGATCTCCCCATCGAGGATCACGACGTCCTCCAGTGTTACCTGATGGCCCCACCAGTTAAAGCCGGCAGAGATCGGGTAGCCCATCAGGAGCAGCGTGGCCGCTTGGAGAATATTCTTCGGCTCCACCTCGATCCAATCCGTGACTTTGTAATCCGCCGCCGCTGCTGCTGCCTCTGGCGTCTGGTAACGCCGCTCGATCGCGTTCGCCGGCCACATATCAACCGGAACCGCTCCGTTCTGGCGGAGATACTTGAGCGCGTCACCACCCCAGCCGCCCTGATTGCGGAAGCCCTTGATCGGGGCCGCGACGGATGCCGGGCTGAGCTTGGGTGGTCGTTGCCCCTGCTTCAGTAGAGCGAGCTCCAGCGCGTAGACTGTCGCGTTCGCCCAGCAGTAATTCGTCGACTGCTGATCTTTGCATGGCCATTGCATAAAGCCCACGAGATCACTCACGCGGGACTTATACCGCTCGGCTTGGCGTACTCGGTCGATCACTTCCTGCTTGGTCAATACCGGCATGGCCGCCGGGAAAGGCTGGCATTGGCCCGAGTAGCCGTCAGCGTTTGGTCGCTCGTCGAGCTCCAGACCTCGGCCTGCATTGTCCCACAGATGGATGGCTGATGCTGGATCGTCCCCGATGACCGCCTCACCGGGGCGGATCTTTCCGCTGCTCATTGTCCCGCCTTTGCTTTCCGCAGCTCGGCCAGCAGCTGCTCTTGTGTTTCGATGTTGACGATGGAGACGTCCGCCCCTCTGCAGATCACAGCTTGCGGGCCGTCGCCGAGCTCGGGCTGGATGTCCTGCCACAGCTTACGCCAGATGGCTGGAGCCGAGGAGATGCCGGCAGCCACAGCGGAGCGATCCCACCTGCGCCACTCTGGGCTGCCGGCAACCTGCAGACAGTTTGCATCGAGCCACTGACGGACCGGGATGCTGTTGGCCGCCTGCTGTGCGTCGATGCTGTCTGACTGGTCTGTCAGCAGGAGAACACGGAACTCGCTCACGTCGGGCTGTGGCGTTGGTGTTGGGACTGGTGGCTTCGGTGATGGATCTGGTGGCGGTTGAGGACCACCACCAGACACCACCAACCGGACACGTTCAATCTGTGCAATCTCAGAGACTCCGACGGGAATCACGAGCAGATCGAACGTGCCAGACTTACCGGGCTCGATTGAATAGACCCATGGATCGGCGAACGATCTGGTTTCGAGCTTACCGCCGCCACCGGCGAACCGGCCGCGAAACCGTGAGACCTGCCCAGGCTGCTGCCCTGTCTCGCTGATCGCCACGCCGTCCTTGGGTAGCGTGACGATCAACACCTGCTTTGATCCACCGACGATCAGCCACTCATCCTGAGCGAGCGTGATCGTGGTCGTGTTATCCGTAGTGCTCGGCTGTGGCTGAATGGCCGGCACCGGGAACAGTGGCGGATCTTGCAAGAGCAGACAGAGCAGCAGCTGGACCAGTATCATTCTGAGTCGCTCCAGTCTGTCTGCTGAGCAGCGTAGCCGGCCGTGGCGACGTCGTGAGCCGGAGCGCTGCAGCATGCGTCAATAGCGTGCGTGGCGATCTCTGCGACTTCAGCTTTGGTCAGCCGTCGACCTTGGACACGAGCCTGCTTGCGAACACCGGCCTCCGCCCGTCGCTGCAATCGCTGCGGATTGCGTTGCCGCATGGTCACGACTCGGGACTGGACCTGCTCCGGCGTAACGTCGTCGTTATGGAAAAGACAGTTGAGGAGCTCGGTGAT